AACCCCAAAGGCAACATGCTTACAGGGGCTTCAGCTCCTACCGATAATTTCTACACCCAAGCGTTAACTAGTGATTACTATAACAACCGCTTTAAGCGTCCAGATTCTATAGATGCTGGTATTGCTACAAGGGTGGAAGATGAGAAAACATTATACAAATTATTAGGTCTTCCCACTACAACAGGTATGCTTGGTGGTGATTCAGGCGGTTATGATGGCCCTAATAGCCCCAACACAGGACAAAGCCCAATAGGTATAGGAGAAGCTACTGACGCTATTAATACTGAGGCGATACAAGACGCTATTATGGGTTTACTGTCTAGCGGTATACCGGGAGCAATACAAAGTGGAGTACAGTCCTTAATTTCAGGAGCTACTGGATTTTTAGGCCAAGTTAATTCCGCTGATGACCCGTTAGGAGCTTGGATAACAGCACAAGGATACGCTCCAGTGCCTGTGGTTAACATGGATACGCCTTATGGTAGAGGAGGTGAATCAACAGGGCCACCAGCGGCAGTTACGTCTCCAGTCGATATGAGCTTTAGCCCCACCACACCAATAGGGCCAATGGGTGGCGACAGTAATAGTGGTACTGCGGATACAAGCGGTATGAGTCTGGGCGAAATGGGAGGTGTTTACTGATGAAACATTCAATTGGACTTAGCCCTGTAGCGGCAACTCTTACAACCATCTTAACTGTCCCTGCTGGTTATAAAGCAGACGTAAGCACTTTGTTTATTAGTAATGCTACCGGAAACAACAAGCACTTTACAATCTATTGGCAACACGCTCACGATGCCACACATAAGGTATATATTGTTACTGAAGCTATCGTAGCGCCTAATAGCTATATCCAATACACAGATAGTTTGGTTATGCAAGCAGGGGACTCTTTACACTTTAACTCAGAAGCTGGTTCAGAGCCTTCTGTTATTGCCTCGTTTGACCTATATAAAGAAACCCCTATAGCCTTTTTTGGCAACGAATAATGCTTGACATTTTAGCACAACTGTGGTATAATAGCAACAAAGGAAACAAACAATGACCTATTTAGATATTGTAAATAAGGTGCTACGGCGCTTACGGGAAGGAGAGGCTACCACAGTTCAAGGGACTGGTAACATTAACTCCTACACCCGTCTCATAGGTGACTATGTTAATGAGGCTAAATCACAAATAGAGACTTCATACGATTGGAGCGCCCTGCGTGACACTTTAACTCTAACCACAGCGGCTAACACGTTTAACTATGTATTGGTAGGCGCAGAGAATAGTTTTAAGACGCTTGATGTTTGGAACGACACATCTAAATTAGAGATGCGCTACCAGACCTCACATTGGTTTAATCAACAGTTTCTGCCAGATGCTCCAGCCAAAGGCGCACCAACCTATTACAACTACAACGGTGTGGATGCTAACGGTGACTCACAGGTTGACATCTTCCCTATTCCAGACAAAGTATACACGATTCGCTTTAACGTAACTAAGCGTAACCCTGAGCTTTCAGCGGATACAGACAAGGTAGTTATTCCAACTCGCCCCATCATATTGTTAGCAGTCGCAATGGCGATTGAAGAACGTGGTGAAGACGGTGGGCAACAAAGTATTAATGCATATCAGATGGCTCAAAGCGCTATGGCTGACGAGATTGCTCTGGACGCTGCCCGACATCCCGAAGATTCTATCTGGTATCCTGTATGAAACAACTAACACCTATCTCCATTGTAGCTCCCGGCTTTTTCGGGCTGAATACACAAGAGAGTAGTGTTACCGTTTCTGCCAACTATGCCCTCGTAGCTGATAACTGCACCATCGACAAATACGGTAGATTAGGTGCTCGTAAAGGCTGGACAATGCAAACCGTGACAGGTTCATCTGTTTTAGGCGGCACGTATGTCGAGGGTATCTTTGAGCATGTTAACGCTGACAACACTACGGACATCTTAGTATCCGGCAACAACAAGATATTGTTACAAGAGACGGATAAAACACTAACAGACATAACTCCGGGTAGTTACACTATATCGGCTAACAACTGGAAGAGTGCTACTATCTTTGACCACACATTGTTGGTTCAGAAAAGTCAAGCACCCTTAATCTTTACTAGAGAGAGTGGCTCACCTGTATTACACCTAGAGAGCGCTCATACGGCTCACGGTGGCCCTTACACTCCCAGCTTTGGTACTAGTTACCCTAGAGATGCAATAGCCGCCTTTGGACGCTTCTGGGTGCATGATGGCTCTACAGTGTATTGGTCAACAGATATAGCCGACAGCACTTTCCCTGCCTTTGCTGGTGGGTCTAGCGGTACATTGAACATTGCATCTGTACTGCCTAAGAATGTGGATGTTATCACGGCGTTGGCTGTTCATAACAACTTTTTAATTATATTCTGCGAACGTAACATTGTCATTTACAGTGGCGCAGACAACCCTTTAGGTAACTTTGTTTTAGCAGACATTATAACTGGTGTTGGCTGTGTGGCTCGTGATAGTTTACAGGGTACTGGCGGAGACTTGTTGTTCTTGTCTGACACTGGTATCCGCAGTCTAGGTCGCTTGATTCAAGAGAAGTCTTTACCAATGCGTGACTTGACACGTAATGTAAGGGATGACTTCTTAGATATTATGAACGCTGAGATTGCTAGTGCTGGCAACTTAGATAAGGTACGTAGTGTCTATTCTGAGGACAACGCCTTCTACCTCATCTCGTTCCCATCTGCACTGACTATCTACTGTTTAGATATGCGGTCTCCACTGGAGGATGGTTCATCAAGAGTTACAAACTGGCAAGGTAGTAAGATTGCAGCCTTCTTACGCACCAGAGACCGTGATGTGTTCTTAGGTAAGGCTAACGGTATCGGCGTGTATGCTGGTTACTCTGACAACGGCGCAAGCTACCGTATGAAATTCTTCTCCAACTTTATTGATATGGGGGATGTAACAGTTAAGAAGATACTAAAGCGTATTAATGTAATTGCTATTGGTGGCAACGGTCAATCTTTTGTTATCAAATCAGGTTACGATTACTTTGGTAGTTCGTTCTCTTACCCTTTTGTTATAAACGCAGGTGAGATATTTGAATACGGAATTGCTGAGTATAACATTGCTGAGTATGTTGCCGGAGTGTTAATTGACAAGATAAGCGCACCAGCACAAGGCAGTGGAGAAGTTATTCAGATAGGCTTTGAAGCCGATGTTGACGGTAAGGAACTAAGTGTGCAAAGAATAGATATATTTGTTAAAACAGGAAGGATTAACTAAATGAGTAACTATACAAAACTCACTGACTACGCTGCTAAGGATTCACTCCCTACAGGTAATGCAGGAAAGATTGTTAAAGGTGCAGAGATTGATGCTGAGTTTACATCACTGCAAACCGTGTCGGCTACCAAAGCTAACCTAGCTTCACCTACCTTTACTGGTACGGCTACTATACCTACTATTGATGGCGCGTCTATCAATGGTGGCACTTACTAAGGAAATATTATGGCTGGTTGGTTTGATAATTTAATAGATTATGGTAAAAAGGCATTGGACAACACTGATGCCTCAGACTGGGCTTCATTGGCGGGTAATGTGTATGGAGCAAGTCAAGCAAGAGGCGCAGGTCAAGACGCAGCGGCAGCTAGTGCAGCGGCTGGTAGGCAAGCAGCGGCGGCGGCAGAGTTTAAACCTTATTCTATAACATCAGGGTTTGGCACTGGCTACTTTGATACGAATAAGAATCAAGCAGGTTATGAGATTGACCCTGTACTTCAGGCTTTCCGTGACCAGATGTATGGCGGTTCAGCAGACTTCTTAGGGCAGGTTACCACTGACCCCAATGCAGCCGCTCAGAACTACTATAACCAACAACAAGGCTTAATGGCTGGTGGGCGTGAAGCAGAAGATATTGCCTTACGTAACCAACAGATGCAACAGGGCCGTATTGGTCTTGGGTTATCATCACAGGCAATGGGTGCAGGCGGCCCAGCAGGTATGGGTGGTGGCTACTTAAACCCCGGTCAATATTCACAGCAAGTAGCCCGTAACATGGCAGATCAGAACTTAGCTGGTCAATCTATGCAGATGGCACAAGCTGACATCGACCGCAACATCAGCCGTGGTCAGGGTATGTTACAGACAGCCACAGGCTTAGAACAACTGGCTATGACACCACTTAGTATGGGTGCTGACATTGGAAGTCGTCAAGCTGTCTCTGGTGCTAATCAAGGTCAAGCATTGTTAGCCGGTGGTCAAGGTGCTGCTAATGCTAACTTGGCTGGTGGCTTAGGTATGGCAGGTATGTTTGCTAATGCAGGTAACGCATTTAAGCCTTACCAACCAGCACCTACACAAGCTACACAAGCTAACAGCCCTTATGGGTTGGGGATGCAGAAACGATGAAATATAATATAGAAGGAGTTAACTAATGGCTGGCTTATTTGATTATCAATCTCCAGAGAATATGAGGGCTGCACGTTTACAGCCACTATTGGTGTCGGGCGCTCAAATGGGTCAGCAGCCGTTGTTAAGTCAACTGGTGTCGCAGATGAGTAACGCTGGTGCTAACATTGGTGCTACTGGTGCTGGCATGTTAGGGCTGCAATTGCCAGAAGAGGCTCGTCAACAACAAGTGCAAGGCATAATGCAGGGTGTTGATTTAACTAGCGCAGAAGGGCTTATGGGGGCTTCTAAGAGGTTTTCAGAAGCAGGTTTAACTAAAGAAGCTGAGTTAACTGCGAATAAGGCTAACACTTTAAGTCAACAAGCCCTGACTAACCGCTTAACATTGGCTGAAACTCAATTAGCTGAAGGCACGTTATCGTCTAACATTGCGGCAAACGAAGCTGCTGCTAGAACAGCTACAGTAGGGGCTAACGTTGCTGAAAAAACTCAAGATGCTAATATTAATTTGGTTAAGTTAGCTGTTGATTATAAAACTGCTTCAATAACTGACTTAAATGCAAAAACTGCTTCAACAATCTTTGAGACAGGTAGATCAAAGACGTTGTTGCCGTATGAAATTAATCAAAAGCAAATGCAGCTTAGTTTGGATAAGCAAGCATTATTAGAAAGAACAGATTTAGCACCTCTCAAAGTTAAAGAACTTCAAACAAGGATTGCCACTGCTCAGTCTAATCTAGCAGAGCAGCAATCTCGTGCTCCTGCTAACTTAGCATTGTTACAAAACCAAGTAAATGTTGTGGTTAAAGACGCTTCATTTAGAGATGAACTTTCTAAATTAGATAATCCAACTGATGCAGAAATAACTAAAGTTGTTAATAAGTATGGGTCACCTAAAGTTATTCTGGATAACGTGGCCCGTCTTGACTCGCAACGAGCAGCAGAAGAAGCCTTAGCCCAGAAACGAGAAGAAGTACAGCTAAAGTTAGATCAAAAAGTAAGTGCAGCTACAGCCGAATTCTATGGTAACATTTCTTTAATTGACTCTAGTGATGTAACATTAAAAGAGTATATTAAAGATATAGAAGATGACAAAGTAGATTTTAGCAGGTCTGGTCGCCTTGCATCATACATTAAAGCTGAGACAGGTAATGCAGATGAGAAGACACTAAAAGCAGCTAAGATACAACGTGAGTTTGTAAAGCAAGCTAACTTAATTTTACAAGCAGCGGCAGGTGTCCAAACAGATGGGGATGCTAAACGTGCCTTTGACTCTATTATCACTAACTTAGAAACGTATTCTAATAAAGGTGTTAAGCAAGCTCTTACTGAGATACAAACATGGCAGCAAACAATCAAAACTAAAAACATAGAGATGATTAACAAGAACGGCGGGAATTATAAAACCGAAATAGATTTAACTCCGTTTGACACACCATAAGGGGTAGTAATATGGCTTTTGATATACAAAAAGCAAAGGAAGCAGGAGCAAGTGATGAAGCAATTGCTGCCCACCTTGCTAAGAAACACGGCTTTAACATTCAAGGAGCTACTGAAAAGGGAGCAAGTTCTTCAGATATAGTTACCCACTTAATGAAGAAGGAGACACCAGTTAAGGCCCAACAGCCACAAGAGGCTACAGGGGAACAACAGTCACCGTCTACATTTGATGCAACGCTTGGAACAGGTAGTCCTATTGCTCGTTTTCTTAAAGGCGCTGTTGTTGACCCCGCACTGGGATTAAACCAACTTTTTGCTAACACAGGTCTTTTTGGAGATACTGTTAAAAAAGGTGCTACTCAAAATGTACAGGCTTACAATAAGGCCACTAATGATGCAAGGGCAATGCTTGGTAGTACAGGCTTTGACCCTATCCAATTTGGTGGTGCTATTTTAAGCCCAGTCAACAAAGCTGGTATGGCGGCTCAAGGGGCTAACCTACTAGGTAGAACGGTCACGGGAGCTACGACTGGTGTTGGTCAAGGTTTAATGATACCTACTGAGAGGGAAGGCGATGAAGGCGCTGCGGATAAACTTATCAGCGCTGCTATTGGAGGCGCTTTTGGTGGCGCAATCCCCGCTGGTGTTGCTGGCTTTAAACAATTAGTGGCTTTTGTTAGTAGACTTCCTTATTCTCAAGCTGCTAAAAATAGAGCATTACAGAAGTACATGGGAGATTTAGTTCCTGAACAAGATAGGCCACAGGTTATGGGCGCTCTTCGGGACACTACGCCTAACATAGAAGGTAGACAGATGTCAGCGGGTGAGGCACTTGCAGACACTCCTGTAGGCATACCACTAATAAAGGAACAAGAGAGGGTGTTACTTTCTAATCCTGCATTAGCTAGAGAGCGTGACCTTCAGAATCAACAGGCTAACAGGCAAGCGATAGAAGGCGCTTTTGGAAAAGAAAGTGATATACCAGCGGCAATGACGGAGCGTTCAAAAGTTACTGGTGAGTTGCGAGAGACGGCAATGCGTGAGGCTGATAGGTATGGCAATGAGGTTGTGCCTTTAGAACGTGCCGTTGTACAAGGAGATCAGGCTGTTTTGGATGCTCAAGTAGTAGGTACACGCTTCACAGGAGCAGCTAGACACGGCGAAAAGCGTTTTGAGGTAGGTAAACCGGGTTGGATTACTAATTCAAATAACGCACTAGAAAACCGTAAGGCTGCTGCTGAAGTTGGTGATATTGTAAAGCAACGTGCAGCGGATGTCCAAGTTAAGAAAAACCAACTGGAGACACTTAAAGAAGAAGGCTTCTACCCATTAAAAGTAGATAACATCCTTACTGATATTGATAGGTTAGCCACTACACCCGGCTCACAATCTAATACAATATTACAAGTTGCTATTAGTTCAATGCGTGATAAACTTGCTAAGTTTACTGACCCTGACACGGGTATCATTAAAAGTGATGACCTTTACAATGTTCGTAAACAAATTGAAGAGGACATGGTTAAATTTCTAGGCGAGAATAAGACGCTAGGTAAAGAGGCTGCTGCTGACGCAAGAATGTTGAGAGGATTATTTGATGCGTCTATTGAGAAGGCTTCAGGTAGTGGTACATGGAAACGTTATCTTGATGAGTTTGCTACTCGTTCTAAACAAATAGATCAGATAAAGGTAGGCCGTGCTTTTCTAAACAAACTTGGTTTTGACAGCGCAAGTGGTGCTCAACAAGCGGGAACGTTTATTAATGCTTTTACTAATGCTACGAAAACAATCAAGGAAGTAACAAAGCGTAACTACAATAAGATAGAAGACTTTGCCACACCAAAACAAATCAATGTGTTAAAGAGCTTATCGGCAGATGTATCTAGAGCAGAACGGGCACAGTTGGCGGCTTCTTATGGTAAAACAAGTGAGGGTGTTGCTAATGAAGCGCAGGTTCTTCCTTCGCTAATTAACCAAAGCCTTGCTGTTACTAAGTCTATTTTAGGAACTTTACAAAAGGGGTCACAAAAAGAATATGACCTAAAGATGGCTGAGTTAATGTTAGACCCTAAGAAACTTGCTGACTTTATTGAGTTTCTGCCTAAGAACAGGGTAAAGGAAGTAACTGAAGTTATGTCCGTTAAGATGTCTCCTAATATTCGGGAACAGTTTGTTAAGTTGCTAATGCCACAGCAGCTGAGTGGTGGCGTTGTTAATGAAGAGCAGGTTGCTCCTTCGTTGATTAAACAAGGTCTCGATGTTGGTAAGTCTATTTTAAAATCTACAAGTTCAGTGGGCGGTTTAAGAGATTACCAATCACAACAAATCATTAACGAAAGATAGAAACCAACTAAAAAGCCCCTATGTAGTGATACATAGGGGCTTTTATTTTGCCTGTTAATTCTCGAACATATCTAGGTCAAGCTCATGGAACGTCCCAAACAATATTTTAAAGAAGGGAATAGTTACCATCAACCCCTCAAAGGCAGCGACATATGCCTCTGTCTCTCCTTCATCATTCTCACTTTCTATAATGTAACAAGTACTATCACTGGACTCAATATCAAAGCCAAACCCTAACCGCATTGTTATATTAAACATT